AATGACATAAATTAATTTAGGGCATCCCGCCCCCAGCCCGACTTACGCAAATAAGCGGGTACATCCTGCAAACAGTTCTTAGCGGAACATAACGAGGCAAGTATACCATGAAAAATACAAAATCAAACCCTACCCGCAATTTTGTTAAACGCGCCCAAGCTAGATTCTTAACCATCGATGAAAATTGTATTAAAAATATGACGATTTTTGCGATGTCTGTCTATCAGAATTTGCGCCTTTTAAGTGATTTCTCTAAAGATTTCGATGAAATAGAAATTACTATTCCGAATCTTGCGCGAGCTTCGAAAATAAGTGAGCGCAAAACTTATCAGGCATTAAACGAATTAGAGTTTGAGCATTTTGTCATACAACGCCTGAACTATCAGCATATCCGTTACGGTAAAATCAATTCATACAATGTAGCTCGCGATTACAATTATTTTCAACCTGTACAAAATTTACCAACCTCTGCACCATATGCAGTGCCTGTGGATAAGTGTGTACAAAGTTTAACTACCCCTGCATCTCATGCAGGGGTCACTGCACCACATGCAGTACCCCCTGCACATGGTGCATACCTAAAGAAACAAGATCTTTCTCAAGAATTTATTCAGAAAAAACAAAACAAGGGTCAACCCCCTGTTGCTGTTTCTGTTTTTTCTGAAACCCAAGAAATCAAAAACCATATAAACCAAACCCTGGCTAATCGGAAAGAATCCATCCCAGACCATCTTGTCGATGAAATAATTTTTTACGTGGGAATCCACGTTGGTTATGATGCGGTTGTTAAAAAGGTAAATGTTGCCCTGAAACTTATTCGTGAAAGCCGATGGAATACACCGCACGGCTATAAAGGCATTACATCAAAATCAATTCGTGAAAAGGAAGAGCGCGAACAAAAGGCAAAACATGAACAATATCAGGAGGAAGCCCGGGCATTTAGTCGCATGGCGGTTGCTGTATCTAACTTACCTGTGCCGTCATCAATAGATGAATACCGAAATCGCGCAAACATCCACAAACCTGCTGTTAATTTAGAATTGAAGTCACAAAATGATGCGGCGCGTCAATTAATGATGAAGTCTTTGGGTATGCGCTAGGGGAATGCGTGGGGCTTAAATTAAGCCCCAATAGCGCGTATATAAATTTTATGGTATTGTGCGTGGGGGCTTTGAATTAAATTCAATCTAGGCCGTTTAAATTCATTTTTAGGGGTAAATTTACATGCTACAAGGAAGAGTAAAATGGTTTGACGATAAAAAGGGGTTTGGGTTTATAGCAGCGGACGGCCAAGACTATTTTGCGCATTTTCGCGAAATTACAAGCAAAGGGTTTAAAACGTTAGCAGAAGGATCGCAAGTTAGCTTCATGCCCGAAAAAAGCGAAAAGGGCTGGACTGCTAAGAATATTGCGGTTGCTGAGGGCAATGAATGAACGATGATGTTTTTGACAAAGTTAAAATAGGGCTTATGCAAGCGATTAACGGATTGTTGGTTGTAGAAAAGAATTTAAGTGAAGATGTTGAACAAGATAAATTTGAGGAAAGAGAGCACGAATCATTAGCTCGCTTAGTAATGACCATAAATCTTACTCGAATGAATATTGAAAATATGGAAAAAGTTATTAACTTTATTTTTGAACTAAAAAAACACTAACCTCTTTGTTTTTTGCAACAAGAGCAAATATCAATTTCGGATGGGTATGGGTTGCGTGTAAATGGCATTAAAAACCTGTGACCCCTTAACCAACATCGAAGTGCATTTAACATTTTGAGTCCTCCTTGACCTTTGTTAACCCCGGTTATCCGGAAGGCGATTCTTTTATAATTTCTTGCCAATCCCACGCACTGATTTTTTATCCCGTAATTCTAAAATGACATCAATCATGCTTTCTATTTCCATAAGCGATGTAGTGCAAACCCCCATTAATGCATCAAAAATGTCTTGATCACAATTAGCTTTGTTTAAAGCCTCGAATATAGCCTTGGACTCTTCACTTGGTTGGTTCACACTTTAGCCCTCATATAGCACGCTAAAAATGCCCGGCAATATTCCGCCATTGAGTCTATAGCGCATGGGTGGATTCTGGCATCTCGAAAAGATTCGCCTGTTTCTAGGTTATCGACATGCAAGTCATAACCGAATTTCTTGTTTTTTACAAGCCAGACGCTGAAATCCTCCCCCATTAAGTCATAAATGTTTAAGTCTGTTAATGATTTTGTGCAATCATCCATTTCGTTTAACCCCAATTCCGTGTGGTCTTTAGATTGTAGCATTTTGGCGGTTGTCATTGTTGTCTCGTTGTTGTTAATCCAACACAAGTATAGCGCAATGTTTATTGTAGCGCAAGTCTTATTGCAATAATAATTACGCTATTTTATCCACAATTTCTGTTGATAACTCCAATCCACTAGCATATTTGAATAATTTAAGGCAAAATCAAACTATAACCACACAAGGAGTGTTTAAAATGCCAGATGTAAAGGATTACACTGAAGAAAAAGAATACAACCACTATAACGGCGTGCCTTCAATGTACGGAAAATTGGTTGATGAGCAATGCCGTATGCAGCCAAAATACTGCGAGCCCGGGGAAGCTGGTGGTGGCATGGAAGGTGAGAAAAGAAACGAACAAGCTGGACCATAATCTTGTCTTTGCGGGTCTATAAAAGTGTTTCTGTGCGAGATTTAGTCAAATATCAGAGTAATTCTCGCACGCATTCTCCAGATCAAATACAACAAGTAGTAAATTCCATCAAAGAGTTCGGTTTTACTAACCCCCTTCTAATTGACGAAAAAAATACCATAATTGCAGGTCATTGTCGCCTTGAGGCGGCTATTGCATCGGGATTTGAACATGTGCCTTGTATTGTATTGGACGGCTTAACTGAAGCGCAAAAGATTGCGTACGTGATAGCCGATAATAAGCTTGCGTTAAATGCGGGTTGGGACATGGATATATTGCAGGCACAATTAGATTTATTAAGCGGTATGGACTTTGATTTGTCGTTGACGGGTTTTAGTGCTGATGAGCTTTGTGATTTATTTCCAGAGGCTGAAGTTGAGGCGTTTTGTGACGAGGATGAATGTCCTGATGTACCGGATGATCCTATTACCGTATTGGGTGATGTTTGGTTATTGGGTGAGCATAGGCTTATGTGTGGAGATAGTACTGCTTGGAATCACATAGAAATTTTGATGAGGGATGCTCGAGCTGATATGGTATTTACCGACCCGCCTTACAATGTAGGCTTTAAAGGTCGCGGTGGTAAATTTGATGTTATCAAAAATGATGCCCTTTCAGTCGATGAATTTCAAATATTTATTAAAGAAGTATGCCAAAGCCTAAGGGCTATTAACGCACCCATTTCCTATATTTGGTGTAATTGGAACTTCTATGCCATTTTACAGCAAGAAATGCCTTTTAAAGCATGTATTGTTTGGGCTAAAAATGTTTTTGGTTTAGGAAAAGGCTACAGACATCAGCATGAATTTTGTTTATTTTATGGTGATGTGGATGCGCATATTAAAAACGAAAGCGATCTGTGGTCAATTGCCAAAGATACAAATTATATTCATCCAACCCAAAAGCCTGTTGCTTTGTGCGAACGCGCTTTGGGTAATCACAAAAAAGCCATAAACATTGTGGACTTATTCGGTGGCTCAGGTTCAACTCTCATCGCTTGTGAGAAATTAAAGCGCAAGTGCTTCATGATGGAGCTTGACCCAAAGTATTGTGATGTCATAATAAAACGATATGAGAACTATAGCGGCAAGAAAGCCCAAAGGGAGAACTAAGATGGCCGCACCTTTAACCGGCCCAACAGCACCTCATGTGCCCACGGAAAAAACACGCGCCGAGGTTGCGGCGTTAACCAGTTTTGGCAACACACAAGACCAGATAGCCGCGCATATTGGTATATCTGCGGATACCTTATACAGGCATTACAAAGAAGAATTAGAGAATAGTGTCGTACGTGCTAACGCCAAGGTTGCCGCTAAATTGTTTAGAAAGGCGGTTGACCAAGACGACCTAGGGGCACAGATATTTTGGCTTAAAACACGAGCCCGGTGGCGTGAGCGCGATCATGACGACAAGCAAACGAACGAAACTTTAGTAGAGAAATTAATAGGGAAGCTTACGGAGTAAACTCACTAGAGGTGAGTCATGAAGAAGCGAAGACGCAAATTATGCTGGACAGCTTTAAAGATGTTAGGCGTATTAACTCTTTGCTACTTGCAATCTTTGTGGCCAGCTTATGGTATGCCCGCTTTCCTTCAGGCCTCGCTATGGATATTGTATTCAGCACAGATATTGATATTAAGTTGTAGGTTGTTTGGGATTAAGATTAAATCGTTGTTTGATATTGTGACGCTTATGTCTATAAAGAAGTAAAAGGATTTAATGTCAACTGATATGCTAATAAAAGTGCTGCAATCATTGCCGCTCTTTGCTAAAAACTTCCTCAAAATTAGAACTAAATCAGGGCGTATTGAGCCGTTCATATTCAATCGTGCTCAAGAACATGTCCACGAACGCCTAGAAACCCAAAAACGTGAAACAGGAAAAGTGCGCGCACTGATATTGAAAGGGCGGCAGCAGGGATGCTCTACTTACGTTCAGGCACGCGACTTGCACATTGTATGTACAACACGCGGCAAAAAAGCTTTTATCTTGACACATGAGGCGGAGGCTACGAAAAACTTATTTGAGATGACTAAGCGCTATATTGATAATATCCCTGATGGCCTGATACCTACACCCGATAACTCAAGCGCTAAAGTTTTAAACTTCAATACGCTTGATTCAGGTTATGCGGTAGGCACGGCGGGTAACAAATCCGTTGGGAGATCGCAAACAATACAGGTATTCCATGGGAGCGAAGTGGCTTATTGGCCTAATGCTGAAGACCATGCAAAAGGCATATTGCAAGCGATATCAAGCGAACCGGGTACAGAAATAATACTTGAGTCTACGGCAAACGGCATTGGAAATTACTTTTACAATATGTGGATGGCGGCAAGCACCGGTCAATCAGACTTCCAAGCAATATTTGTGCCATGGTATTGGCAACCGGAATATCGCGATACTGCCTACACAGGCACTATACATTTATCCGATGACGAGGACGAATTATACACACAGCATGTTAACGATGGGTTGACGCGCGAGCATTTGCTATGGCGGCGTAAAAAGCTATTAGAGTTTAGTAACGATTACGAAACCGCGCGCGAGCTGTTCGGGGTTGAGTACCCGATGACCGCTCTTGATGCGTTTCGAAACCCTGTGGCCGATAGGTTTATTAAAGCGCCCATGGTATTACGTGCTCGTAAAAACCGGGTGGAGTCAACATCACCTTTGGTGATAGGCATTGATCCGGCAATCTCTGACAATGATAGAACGGCAATAATTCGCCGCCGTGGACGATTGTCATACAGCCTTGAGACGCATTTTAATCTTAATACTATGGAACTGGTGGGCTTAATCAGGCGCATTATTGACAAAGACAGGCCATCTAAAGTTTGTATTGATTGCATAGGGATAGGCGCGGGTATAGTCGATAGATTGCTTGAAATTGGCTATGATGTGGTTGAGGGCGTAAATGTTGCGCGCTCGGCTAACGATAAAGATAAATTTAGGAATCTCAGAGCCGAACTTTGGCATGATATGCGAGAATGGCTGGCGCAAGAAATGGTAGTGCAAATACCGGATAGTGACGAGCTATTGGGGGATTTAACAAGCCTTGGGTATAAATTTGATAGTTCGGGGCGCTTGTTAATTGAATCGAAAGAGGATTTACGAAAGCGCGGCATGAAATCCCCTGACACGGCAGACGCACTTGCATTAACATTTTACGTGGGCGACTATTACCAACAAGGCGGTTATACTGTCAATAAGTTGTCGGAGCGTACAGCGGGGATGTTGATCTAAACACTGCATACAAGGATTGTATAATGGCACGAAAAAACGAGAAAATTGCACGCCGCGCACGCATCGCTTGTGAAAAATGGCGCGAAAATTTCAAATACAATATTGATTTATATCATACAATGCACACCTTTGTTCTAGGTCAACAATGGACTGATGACGAAGAAGATGAGATGATAAAAACCTTTCGCAAAGTACCGCTTCAAGCTAATCATTTATCCGCCATGTCAAACTCAATGTCCGGTGAGCAGCAACAAAACACCCCGCAATTACAAGTAGTGCCAATGACCAATTGCGATGACGAGACCGCGAAATTGCGCGAGCTTATTGTCAAAGATATTGTGTTTTCAACACCCGCTACAACCACATATCAAGTCTCAGGCCAGCAAGCCTTTATTGGCGGCTATAGCGCCTTTTGTGTTGACACCGAATACACGCATTCAAAATCATTTGAGCTTGATATTACCCACCGATATTTCAAAGATGCTACGCGCACCTATTTTGATTTAGGTGCGGAAACTATTAATAAAACCGATGGTCTTCATAGTGGTTATATTACACGTCTGACGCGCCCTAAATTTAGACAGGTGTATGGCAAGGAGCTAGAGGAAAAAATATCAAAAACGATGTCGCCAAGCCAAACACAGGAAGAGATAGCGTTAGCCGTACAGCCATCTGATGGCGATGACCCATTTACATGGGCTGATAATGACGCCATTACAATTATTGATCATTTTGAGCGCAAATACGAAAAAGACACGCTATATAAACTATCAAATGGCAATATTCTTAATCAAGAAGAAATGGACGAGCTGATTGAGAAATCAAGTGGCATGGACACGCCTGATATGTACGGCAATGTCATGAATGAAGAAAATAGCGAGATAATGCAAGGCGAAGATCAAGAGGAGGGGCAAGAAATAGCGCCGGCAAACCTTGACCCTGAATTTATGACGTTATTTCAAGATGGACAGCCCGTGCGCATTGTGGACAAGCGTGATAGCAAGCGATATAAAATTGTACACTACAAGATTGCAGGTGATTATATCTTAGAGGAATCAGAATTTCCAAGTGAACAATTGCCGCTCATATTTGTAGACCAAAATTCCTATTATGACAAAGATGGCAAACAAATATGCCGCTCTTTCTTTGGAGATTGCAAAGATACCCAGCGTTATATCAATTATCTGCGCACACAATCCGCTTATATCTTAAAAGTTTCACGCTATGACCAATGGATTGGCAGCAAAAAGAACGTACAAGGGCTTGATACCCAGCGCAATTGGAAAGACCCAAACAACACACAAGGCATGCTCACGTATGATGAAAGCCCATCTGGTGCCAAACCGGAACAAGTGCACCCTCCTGAGCTGTCTGTTTCTCTTTTTCAGCAGTACGAGCTTGCCGTTGAGGACTTATATCGCACGACCGGCTTATATCCAACCCGCATGGGAAATGAGGGGAATGAGGTATCAGGCAAGGCTATTGATGCACGTACGCGCCAAGGAAGCTATGCTACATATGTAGCATTCAACTCGATAAACCGCGCTATTGCCACGGGTGGCGAGATTGTTAACGAGATGATTCCACGTGTTTATGATAGCGAACGGGTGATTGCATTAATGACGCCTGATGAGGGCATGAAAAACATCACAATCAATAAACAGGCTGATGAATACGGCGAGCTTATTGAAAATGATATCCGCAAAGGTACATATCAGGTGCGCCTAAAACCTGGCCCATCTTACGAAGGACAAAAACAAGAAGCGCTTATGTCCTTGCAGCAAGTTTTACAAGCTGACCCACGTACGTTTGAATTGATTGCGGACTTGTATGCCGAAAATCTGCCTCTCATGAATACCATTGAAATTAAAAACCGCCTTAAAACGATGGTTCCCAAACAGATATTGGAAGCAGGTAAGACAGGCAAAATGCCATATGAAACGGGTGGCGATGCACCAACGCCTGAGCAACAAGAAATGGCGTTGCAACAACAACAAATGCAAATGCAGACGCAATTTAAGCAGCAAGAATTGCAACTTAAGCAGCAAGAGTTAGAGCTTAAAAAGCAAGAAATCATGATGGAAGCGCAATTTCGCATTCAAGAGCTTGAAACCGAAAGGCTTCAAGCGGCAACTGAATTGCAAGAACAGGAATTGCGCTATATGTCCGAAAGCGATCGCACTAGAAGCAATGAGCAGATAGCGCAGGCGGATAATTTAATGAAACTATTGACGCATAAAATGTCAATGAACAAGGAGAAAAACAACAATGGCGACAGAAACAAGTAATATTGATGATTTATTGATGGGCGCTAAAACTAACACAATGCCGGAAACGCCAGAGCATGACGCACAAAATGACACCGCCTTGGAGCAAAATGATTATGATGTCGGAGATAACGATAGTGACCCGGATGATGCGCCGGATGACACGCCGGATTTGGCTTCGTCTGAAGAGATGCCTCACGTGGCTGAAGTGGATGACTACGGCAACGAAAAAGAAGCGCCTCGTACCTATAGCCAAGAGGAAGTTGACGAAAAAATAAACAAGGCTATACGTGATAGGCTTTCGCGCATGAAAACCCAAGAGCAGGGGCTGCCTAGCGTACAACAGGTACAGCAAGCCCAAGACGGGTTTAATTACAATGAGAATGCTGAGGGTAACTGGGAGCAGCAACTTGAGTCTTTTATTGAGCGCACTTTTACTAAGGTTAATCAACGTCAAGCCACTGAGGCACAAACCCGCAAAGAACGCGAAGCGCACGCTGAATTTGAGGATAAATTTACTAATGGCATGGAGCGGTTTCGAGATTTTAGAGATGTTGTAGGTGTGCAACCGATTACCGATCCTATGACTCTAGCCTTACGCGGCATGAAAGACCCCGCGGCATTTGTTTACGCTGCAAGCAAACGACATCCTCAAGAATTACAGCGCATATCAGGCATAGCAGACCCTTACGCGCAAATGGTAGAAATGGGTAAGTTGGAGGAGCGCATGAGAAAATCCGCAAGCGGCACAAACGCACCACGCCCCGTATCACGCAGCAAAGAAGATACAGGCATGCCGCAATCTAAGAAAAAAGAAGGCGATAGCATCGAGGATTTGATTGCTAAGGCTGATACAAAAAGACGCGCACAATTAACAGCTCGGCGTGGGCGCGGATAAGGTTTGACAAAATTGCACTAATAGGCTTAAGATTGGGCTGATGAGTAAGGGAATCCATCACCCAATCAAATACATGCGCGTATAAGTCTCCCGCAAGACAAACGGTTGAAATTTTAATTAATTTTATTCTTTTTGTTATTGCACAAGGAGTGCTTATCATGACAAACGTTTTTAGAGAAACCCAGTATGTTTTAGATGACGTCTTTGTACGTTTCTGGAACTCACTAGCTTTTGCGCGTACCGCCAACAGAAACCTCGAAGGCGACTTCAAAAATCTTAAATTCGCAACTGGCCAAACACTTGATTACCGCTTGGAAGAGCGCTATCTAGCGGGCGAGGGAGCAAGTGCAACTGCCGAGGCACGCGTACAGGTAATCCGTCCTTTATCCATCACCAAACAATTTAGAACCATGATTGAATACACAGGCTTCAATCTGACATTCGATCGCGCGCGTGACGAACCCTATTTAGAAATGGCGAACGCGCCTCGTGCAAAACGACTTGCGAACTTAGTAGAAAAATTTATAGCCCAAGACAATTTCCAAAAACAAACCTATCAAGCAGTTGGTACGCCCGGTGTGCCTGTAGATTTTAATACAATCTTAACCGCTGATGCTTATATGACCGAGCTTGCAATACCTGAAGATGGCAAGCGCTATTGCGCTGTAGCGCCACGAGTCGCGGCTAACCTATCCAACGACCTTTATAACGTATTCAATATGACTGTAAATACAGGTGCGTTGATTGACGGTTTCATTGGGCATTTATCGGGCTTTGATTTCTTTAAAACCAACTTTTTAGGACGCCAAGTTGCAGGTGCGGGTCAATTGGGCGGTTCACCACCTGCTGGATTCCTACTAGCAGGTACTGTTACTAATGGGCCAATAACGGGTGGTAACACAATATCTGTAACAGGATTGGGTCAAGCCCCCGGAACTGTTGTATTTCAAGAAGGCGACATTATCGAGGTTGATGATGCGGCGGGCGTGTTTATGATCAATCCCTTGACCTATGAATCGCTAGAACAACGTGCGCAATTTGTAGTTACAGCGCAAGTAATATCCGCAGGCGGAAATACAGCGGATATCCCTGTTAACCCTACAATTGTCATATCAGGGGCTCGTCAAAACATAAGTGCCGCCATTCCTAATGGTTCGCAAATGTTGTTACGCGCAAGTCATAACGTATCATTGGCATATCATACTCAAGCGGTTGTATTCGCAGCCCCTCCTATCAAAGAATTGAAAGGTGGAGTTGAGGCGGTGACCCGTTATTCTGACCTATACAAGCTTGCAATGACCTACTCATTGGGTGCGGACATCCGAAACTACGAACAATTAGACAGGATTGACGTAATTTGCGGTGTTGCAATTAACCCTGAGTTTGCAGTGCGTATCTGTTCGTAAGATTTAATGATGGGACGGCTTATAGGCCGTCCCATTTTAGGGAGGCAGTAATGGAAGGGATTCCACTTATTTACCAAGGTCGTCAAATAACGCCTGAGCATTTCAGGGCTTTTATTTATGCCGTGGATGGTGTACAAAAATTAGTTAATTCATGGCCTGAATTTGAGCGCCATATGCAAACAGGGGTTTGGTTTGCATCACTTTCAGATGTACCAAAAAAAAATGCTGAGGTTATCCCCATCGCAGGAAGCAATGGGCGTAAAAAACGGAGCAAATAATGGCTTATACTGTTCGTGACTTTGCTTTCCAAGTTTACAGGTTAATCAATGCGCATAATCCTACAACACCTCTGCATGGCGATGATGAGAAACTTTGTATACAGGTTTTAAACCAATTATTACAGTTTTATGCGTCTACAGGATTAATGCTTACTATTGCTAAAACCGTAAGTGCGGATATTAATCTTGGTAATAAATCAATTATATTTACCAATCCTAATTATGTAATAACGCCTGCCGACCCAACGCTCGTACAAATCTCCCTAGGCAGACTTGCGAACCTCGATAGCGCATGGCTTGTATTATCAGGAGTCACTTACCCTTTAATCAACAAGTCCCGCGATGAATTCCTAGCCGCATGGAAGTACGAACCTCTGCAAGGGTTACCACGATTTATAATAGTATTTCCTGAAACAGAATTTGTAACCGCGCAATTATATCCCGCGCCATCACAGTTTTTTACATTCTTTGCGCGTGGTAAATTTCAATTACCATTGCTTACATCTAATGATGATATGAGCAGTGTTCCAGAATATTACATACGCTTTTTATTACCCGCATGTGCTAAAGACGTAGCCCTTTATAAAGGCCGCGCGGAAGCATGGACGCCACCTTTAGAGCAAATGTATCGCGAGGCAAAAGATGTAATGGAGGCGGCATCTGAGGTTAACTTATCAATTGCAGGCGATGAGCAATCATTGCTAAATGGAGCTTGGCGCGTTAGAGCGGGGATTTAGGATGCCTATAGAAGCGCTCCCCATATTTTGTTACTACGACAAGCAAAGATTCACGCAATTTGGCGCGATGGATTGCGCGAATTGGTATGGAATACAGGTTGAATCAGGCAAAAAACAACAAGCGCTATATCCCGCAATGGGGCGCAAACACATAGAATTTTTAAACCAAAATCGCCTGATATTTAACAACGAACCGCGCGAGGTTTTTAAGTCCATTGACTATTTATATGTCATTGATGGAACATCGGTTTATCAATTTGACAAGTTTTATAACAGAAAGACATTGACAATAAATGTAGCGCTAGGCGGTGATATTTGGTTTGCGACATTGGCAGTGGATACTACTATTTATAACATGATGACCGATGGCGATAATATTTTTGTTATAACCGAAAATGGATCAACAGTAACGTCCGCGGTGGTTACTGATAGCAATAGGCCAGCAAACCCCACCTATGTCGCGGCCTTTGGTAATAGGTTTGTGGTGAGTACGGCCAATACGCCTAATTTTGCCCTAACACAATTAAATTTAGCGGGAACGGTATCCGATTATTTTACAATCAATGGTGCGCCCTTGGTTGGTCGGGCATCTGGTGTTATTGGGCAATTTGCGGTACTTCATCAGCAATTATACATATTGTGCAGTTTTACAACCGATGTTTGGGCTAATATTGCGACTCAAATTACTGTTGCGGGAGTAACGCGCGAATTCCCATGGAAATTGAATTCGTCATATAATTTTGATTATGGAATATCCGATCCACATAGTCTTGCCGTAGGCTTTGGCATGATGATATGGCTGGCACGAAACGCCGACGGTCTAGTCTCTTTCTTAATGACGCAAGGACAAGCGCCCAGTGACATATCATCACAAGCGATAAATGTACTTCTTGAAAACTCAACACAAGCAGGCGAATTAAGCCCCTTTTTGATAAATGATGTTCATGCATTTATCTATCAGTATGAGAACACAATATTTTACCGGGCAAGTGCTGGCACATTTGAGGACTTTGGAACGCTTGATGTAACACAAAGCGCATATTCGCTTGAGCGCAACTTTGAAACAGAAAAATGGGGGCGCGTAATTGAGGTCAATGGTGAGCGTAACCGCATACAAAAACATGTATATTTTAATAACAAGCATTTGGTAGTACTTCAAGATGACCCGGTTATCTATGAAATGGCGGGCAATATTTATATCAATGAAAAAAGAAATCCAGACCAAGCCGACCCGCAAGCTACAGATGCCTTTTTGCGCGAACCCATGCGCTATGAGCTTGTAACGCGGCAATTAATTTTGGACGATTACGCGGAATTTGTTGACGATTATGTGGAAATTGATTTTGTTTTTGGCGAGCAAACCTTTTATAAAAGCACATCCCCTTTTCCGAATACAGTATTTTTGGTGAGCGAGGATAGTACGCCTGATAACCCAATTTATCTAATAACGGAAGACGGCAAATATATCATTGAGGAAGGCACAAATACGCCTACATTAAACGATACGTTTTACAATATTTTATTTAAGCCGCATATTGAGCTTTATTATAGCGATGATGGGGGCGTCACGTTTAAACCCGCTGATGTTCGCGAGTTTAGTGCTTTAGGGGATTATCGTTGGCGTATGCGATGGTATGAATTGGATGCAAGTCGGAACCGTTGTTATAAGCTTGTTTGTGTAAGTCCATCTCCTATCGTGATATTAGGGGCGGTTCGCAATACGCGGCGCGTAAGTGGCGGGGCTAATTAATGTTGGCGCTTGATAAGATAGACTCATCTCCTATTGCCTATAGTGATTTTGATTATCAATTTTTACAATGGATTTGGGTATTGGTCGATACGCTAAACGAGAATCTAGGTGATATATCGGCGGTTATTAGTTCTATTAATCCAATTACAGGCACGACACAGGCCGCTGAAAGTAACTCAAGTTATATTGTGCAAAATGACTTATTAACGACCATTACATTGCCTGAATTATCGCCTGTGGGTGCGCGAATTAGTATCGCGGGATTTGGGGCGGCGGGATGGGTATTAATTCCCTTTCCGACAAGTGGGCAAACCATAAAAGTTGCGAGTGTGGGCGGGAGTGCCTCGGTTAGCATCACATCTGCGAGTAGGTATGATAGTATAGAAATAATATGTGTTGAGGCTAATTTGACATGGGTTACAGTGAGTGACCAGACAACCGGATTTGTTATTGTATAAGGACATACATTATGGGCTGGCTATCAAGTTTTTTACATCCCGAAAGAGGATACAAGCAAGGCCAAAAACAGCTAGATAAATATTATCAGCAGGCAGGCCAACATTACAATCAAGCCCAAGATTTTGCGCGTCCTTATAATCAATATGGGCAGCAGGCTTATGGTGATTTATCAGGCGCTATGCATCAACTTTTAAATCCTGAGGAATTGCAAAATCAATGGGCGCAAGGTTATGAGACAAGTCCTTATGCCAAAATGTTGCAAGGAGAGGCGTCTCAACATGGTTTAAATGCGGCGAGTTCAATGGGATTAATGGGATCAACTCCCGCCCTTCAAGCCATACAAGCTGGAACCTCACAGATTGGAGCGGCCGATAGACAACAATATATGAATGATTTAATGCAGAAAATGTTAGCAGGCACAGGGATTGCGGGCAACATATTTAATACAGGTGCATCAACCGCGGCAAACATGGGTCACAATGCCATGAGCATGGGGCAAAATGCTATGAACATGGGGCAGAATTCTGCGGGCATGGCGTATGGTCAACAAAATTCACCTGGTGGAATGTTTAGTGGATTGCTTGGCATGGGAACGGGATTGCTTGGAAGTGCTTTAGCTGGCCCAATGGGGGGTATGCTCGGTAATTACATGGGCGGCAAAGGTTGGTCTTTATCAGGAGGTAGATAATGCCTTTTAATATTCCTATGCCAGAGCCATTTGAGCAGACATTGATGAAGGGCGTTAATACTGGGTCTGGTATGTTTTCGCGTCTTATGCAGCCTGTTTTGGAGCGTGAGAAACAGGCGCAATTAGAGCGTCATTTTCAAGAGCAATTAAAGCTTAGTAAGGCGGCGGCGGCGCGTGCGGCGCAAAAAGATAGTCCTATGTATGCCATTAATCAATATATGGCGCTTCAAAACTGGCTTAAAAAAGGGCAGCAAGGTGGCGTGCCTTCGCAAACAGGTGGACAACAAGATTCTGCGATGCCGATGCCACAACAAGAGGCAGGCGAGGGGATGGGGATGTTTTCGCCCCAAGGACTTGAAGCCGCGCAACAAATGCCACAGCAATCCCAGATTCCATCTATGAGCGCCCCTCAAGCAATGAATACTGGAGTGCCTCAAGCGTCAAGTGTCCTTGACCTTGATTTAATGCGCCAAAATCCTATGTTGCGTGGATGGGCTAAAAAACATCTTGGCTTTGATCCATTAGCGCAAGTTCCACAAACGCCTCAAGAAAAGCAGGCGATGGCGCTTGATTTATACGAGAAAAAAGAAGCATTAAAGGCTGGTAATAAAGGGGGAGACATTCCCACCCCTGCGGTGTTAACACAAAATCAACAGGCTTTGCAGGGTATTGATACGGTATTGCCTATGTTAGATGAATTAATTAATGAACCCTCAAAAGTTTATGGCAAGTATGATTTTAGCCCATCCAAGAAAGCGGCTTATAATGCAAAAACGAGCGGTATGATTGACACTCTAGTAGCCGCCCAAAGTTTGCCTAAAGTTCAGGCTAGTATCGATTTAGTCGAGCAACAAATAAGGCGTGCTACAAATGAAGGTGATGAACCATATATAAAACGCCTCAAAGATTTAAAGGCAGATTTAGTTTTAAGGCGCGGCAAAGCGCAATCTGTATTGCAAAATAAAAAAATTAATACCGAGGCGCTGCCCCCTGAAACAAAAACGCTTGCTGGAAAGAAATATGAAAAAATAAATGGGGAATGGCATGAGATCCACTAAAGTCACAGACCCAAGCGTTCTTGCACAATTAAATTCCGGTTCTACAAAAGTAACCAATCCAGCATTATTGTCCCAATTAAATGGCGAAGAAGAAGACAATGAGAACCTATTACAGAAAGTAAAACGCTATGGTCTAAAAGGCTTGCAATATGGTGTACAAGACCCGGCTATTGGCTTATTGAACATGGGGCGAGAATTTGCCAATTTACCACATAAAATATCCGGCGGTCATATCCCAGAGTTTTCACCCTCGGATTATGATTTTAGCGCAGCCTTAGGGGTTGAGCATCCTGAGCCTATGGACAAATTAATTCAAGGTCTTGCCCAATACGCACCCTCCATGGCAATCCCGGGCGTTGGATTAGGAAGAGCTGGGCAAGCCATTACTAAGATACCGGGTGCAGGTAAATTTATCAATAAGGCAATCTCCGAGGCAATACCTCAAGCATTATACGCAGGCGCGCAAGCACCTGAAGGGCATGAGTTAACATCTGGTGCGGTGGCGGGTGGCGCTATGATGCCGTTTAGTATGATGGGTCAATTAATGCAAGGCACAAATCCTATTGCACGCAATGTAGCACGTGGATTAACTACTGCTGGCGGTGCTTATTTAGGACGAGAGGCCGCTAAGAGTACGGGATTTGGTGAGGTTGGATCTGATGTTGCAGCGCTTATTGGTGCGGCTTTAGGCGGTCGTGGCTATAGAAGTCCGCAAGAAATGAAACGCGGTTTAACGGAAGGTGTAAGCCCTGATGTAGCCAATCCCAATCTTAAAGCGGCAAGTCGCCTTGGTCTTGATTATTTAACTCCCGCGGAGGCTGGCGTGAGTCAATTGGCTTCTAAAGCACAAGGTGCTTTAGGACGCACGCCGGAAGGCGCAAAATTATTAAATGAACGCAGTAAAGCGCGTCAAGAAAGTGAATCTAGGGCTATAAACAAAACCTTAGATATGATTTATTCACCCGGAAAAATGGATAAACAAGTCGAGTCCGCTTATAAAGCCATCAATGAGGTTAATTTGCCACAAGAATTTCCCATGCAGTTTAAGGACAATGAAATTATTAATGAAGCTAAAAGGCTTGTGGAAAGCACGCCTGCTTATAAAGAAAGTCTAAAATCATTAATGCCTAAAAATGTTAAATTAAAACCCGGGCAATCAGATGCACAGGCAACTAGCCTTGTATATTGGGATCATGTTAAACGCGCAATGGATGATATGGTGGCCAAGGCTGAGCGCGCTGGAAACAAAAATGAAGCGCGCATTATCTCAAATACTCGGGCGAACATGCGCGATCAAATGGATGCGTCATACCCTGAATATAAAGTCGCGCGCTCTTTATACGAGCGAAAAATTGTCCGCGAAGGACTTGAAAAGGTTTTCGATCAAAAAGAAATTACAGGGCAGAATTTTTATCGCGCTCTTGCGTCTGACAAAAAATTCAAAGAAACGCTGAGCCATCTGAAAAATGCACCGGAAGCCACGCAAAACCTAAAGGATATGAGATTAGTATTTAAAAATGTTATGGGGCCACCGACAATTAGAACAGCCAAAGGCAAAGAAGAATACGGCATGAATATGCACCGGAATGAAGGTGACTTTTTTAAACATATGATAGAGCATGCGTTTACTAGAGGAGGAAGTGATAAAGCCGCTATAGAATTCATCACCAGCAAAGACTGGGCTAAGCAACTTGAAGAGATTAATAAAATCTCAAGTAAACAAATGAAGGCCGTGGCATTTGGTTTGGCTTTAAGCAAAGGCATATCACAAGCAGCAGGTCATGAGGAACGCAAACCATTAGAATTGGAATTGGTCGGAGGACATCGTTAATCATGATCGGTGCGATTCCATTCATTAACATATTTTCTATATGCGGCATATCGTTCCTTAGGTGTTTTTTTAGACCAATAATAAGCTCTTATTTCGTCATAAAAAACAATGTATATACACCAAGGGATGAGTATAAAATAAAATAACATAAATGCACCTATATAAGTTTTAAAGAATGCAGTATCACAGGCATCAGTACTGCAATAAAGATAGAGCCTGATATGGCCATAATAATATCAAGTTTGCGGTTTAATTGTTTATAGCTCATTTCTTGCATACGAATACGCACTTCATGGTCTATATAGTTTTCAGTTAAATTTGTAGTAGTCATGTAATTACCTTATCATCTGTTAATGATAATTATAACATAACGTGACCAAAAAACAAGCATAATATAAGGATATATTAATGAGCATTGTGAGAGGCAGTAATCCCGTTTGGTTTGAAGTTGATTTAACCGCGCATGCCTTTGATGATACCTATTGGTTATTTGTGCTTGAAAATGTATTTCCTTATATTCCATCGACCAGTGTTTGGCATAATGCTGATGGCACAAATCCTTGGAACAATCCAATTCAGTTTTTGGGTAATGGCACATTGCCTATTGATATATTCTTCGATTCTACGGAAACTTATAGGCTTGAGTTTAGGCAAGGGCAAACCCAAGAAGATCCTTTAATTTACGAGGTTGACAACTATAGACCGGGTGGCACGGGCATCACGCCTATTAGCACTGTAGCCTTTGCATCAAGCAATCAGGTAACTAACCCGCAATTTTCTATTGTTAATTTTTCTGTGCCTTATACAGTATCAGGTTCAGATTTAGAAATTGATGTAGCTCCCGGCTGGACATTAATATTGCCTGGTACGGGAACGGCCGTAATTGAACAAGTAGCATTCGATGATACCAATACAAATCCATCAAATGCGCCTTACGCGCTGCATTTAACATTGACAGGCTGGACTGATGACGAAGTGGTTTTGCGCCAACGTTTTGAACAAAACGGAATGCTTTGGGCTAATAAAATTGTGTCCTCTACATTAACCGCGCGTATTCAGGGTTCGCCCCAAAATGTTAGTGCAAATTTAGTTGATTCAAATGACACTACATTGGCAAATGTTCTTGATTCGCAATCGGTCTCTGGCACTTTTGTTGAATTTCTAGGCTATGGAACGTTGGGCGATACTACAAACCCGGACGACCCACCTGCGGCCTACATTGATTATGTTCTATCAATCCCAAGCGATGTAGATATTTATTTAACCAGCATCCAATTGGTGGTGCAGGAAGAACCTTTCGAGCCGCCCTTTGAGCAAGACTCTATTAACAGACAAATTGATCATACGTTTAACTATTACAAGGATTTATTGGCTTATAAGCCTATTCCTAGTTATTTAGTGGGGTGGGATTTTGCATTGAACCCGGCGCAACTTGGAAGTTCTATTGCCGCTCAGGCTGTAGGCGCTAATAAATCTTATTATGCGTGGGATCAAACCATTGTTTTTCAATCGGCCAATAGTGGTATCACAATATCTCGGGAAGTTACGGCTGAATTATTTCGTTTGCTTGCAGCAACAGATACACAAATGGCTGTTATACAATATCTGACAGGACAAGAAGCCCAAAGTGTAATGACCCAATTGACATCAGGCGAATTAAGTGTAAATGTCGAAGTATCATCTACCATATCGCAAACGTTTACAGTGTCCCTATGGTGGACACCGAATGCCGCTCTTCCTAATGTCGCAGCAGGTACTAATGCATCGTTGGTATCAGCTTTAGATGCAAATGGGCATCCATCTTCTGTGGTCGCGGGATGGGTGGAAGTTGACCATTTAAATTTAGGAAATGCTACGGTCACGACTACCGACCCTACTGAAATACACAATTATGGATTTTCACATTGGGCAGATTCCGCTGCGCTTACCAACGGAAAATACTTTGCTATTGTCATCGGTACAAATACGGTTGCCACGGGAAATGCAATACAATTTAGATCTATATCTCTAGTCCCCGGAGTAATACCTACGACACCCGCACCACAAACATCTGATGAAGTATTGCGCGAATGTCAAAGATATTATGAAACGACATTTCTTCCCGGGGCAACTGTGCCATCCTCAGTAACAGGCGGCCAATTACAAGCGCCTATGGTCGCATCTGTCGGCACAGGTGGCACAAATATTGCGCCTGTATACGCGAACACATTTGGCGGCCAATGGGTGACACCGAAATGGTCAACACCAAACGTCATTTTTTATTCAGGAACATCAACTACAGCCAATAAAGTTCAAGCCTTTGGATTCGGTACAACCGTAGTTAGTACAGCGGAAAGCGGAACGTTCACTGATTATTGGGCATCGCCTACTATAGATTCCAAGGCATACCGTGCAACTAGTAAAGGTACGACAAGTGCGCTTGTAACAGGCGTTGGAAATACAGGAAATGAATTAACGCCAGCCGCATGGATACAATATCATTACACCAGTGATTGTCGTCCCGGCATTGTTTTATCATGATTATAAAAGGAGTTAAATTGTGGCTATAAAATACAATAGTAATTATCACGGAACGATTCCATTTTCAGACGTGGCACGCCAAGTGGCACTTGCAGCCAATACAAGTCAGGCAATTACCATACCGGGTACTGCCACAACATCATATCAGGCATTGTTTTCATACAATCAAGTTGCAAATGTTTTTGTATCGGTTAATACAACAGGCACTGTACCTGCGGGTGGCACGACTGGCACAGAGCAATACAATGAATTTAGACCATGGAAGAGATATGTGAAAGGTGGTGACGTGTTACACTTAATTAGCCCTGATGCGGGTGGCGCATATGTTGGTGTGAGCTTAAGACAGTTACAGGGATCGTAATTTAAAACCACGTTGACAGGGAGTTGGCGCGATGGTAGAAACAATCAAAATCAGTGAGATGACCTCCGCTGGTGATTTTACGCTTGATCAAATAGCCCCTGTGCTATCCAGTGGCGCAAACCGTCAAGCTTTAGTTCAATTGCAATTTTCTGCAACGGGAAATACCGCGCAACGCCCTGTTTCGCCCGCAACACCCACCATCCGATATAATACAGATTTTGAAGAGTTTGAATTTTGGGATGGCATGCTTTGGGAACAAATAGCCGGAAGTTCTGATGTTGCCGTTTTAATTGCACGACTCGCCGCTCATACGGTTGGTGACGGGGCATCTATGATTGGCCTTCAAAATCAGGGCGCAGTATCGGGTAAAACGGTGCAGGATTTTGCAAATGCATCTTTATTGGTGAAAGTTGGTACATCCGCCCTTGTAAACGGTTTTGCATTAGCATCGCTTAATTCTGGATTCATGGTTGTAACAACAGCCACAGGTGATTTAGTCGCGCGCACAATTACAGGTGGGCCAAATCAAATTACGGTTACAGATGGCACAGGAATTGCGGCAAATCCTGAAATATCAATTGCGGCAAACCCAGTATTATCAGGCACGGCGTCTCTCACCATTCCCACTGGAAGCACCGCCCAAAGACCACCTATCCCCACTGATGGGATGATACGTTACAACACATCATTAAATTCTTTTGAATATTACGATCTAAATGCACTCGCATGGGTTCAACCCCTATCCGTTGGTACAGGTGTAACCAGCGTATCGGGCACTACCAACCGCATTACATCTACAGGTGGAACAACCCCTGTTATAGATATATCCGCAAGTTATGTGGGTCAAAATTCCATTACGACATTAGGCACTATAGGAACAGGTACATGGCAGGGCACAGTGTTAAGCCCGACTTATGGGGGTACGGGCGTCAATAATGGCGCAAGCACATTTACCACGGATGGCACAGTAAGATTTTCCGGCGCGTTTACTTTTACAGGCAATTTAACAGGGAACACGTCGGTAACATTCCCAACCTCCGGCACGCTTTTAACCTCGGCCGGGGCAGCCACAAGCATCACGGGCACATCAAATCAAATAACCGCATCTTCACCAACGGGCGCGGTCACTATAGCAATTGCATCAAATCCAATTTTCCCCGGGAGCGCGGGCTTTACATTGCCCACAGGCAACACAGCAGCACGCGCAGGCGCTGCCGGAACAATGAGATTTAATAGTCAAACAAGCGTGTTTGAGGCAACAGTTGACGGCGCAACATGGGCAACCATAGAAACGTCTCTTACCGGGGTGCTTAGTGTTACCGGGACAGCCAACAGAATTACATCGACAGGGGGCACGACCCCAGTCATAGACATATCTGCTTCCTACGTTGGCCAGTCTTCGATAACCACATTAGGCACGATTGGCACGGGCGTTTGGCAAGGCACAGTAGTGGGCGCGACTTACGGTGGCACGGGAGTTAACAATGGTGCAAGCACGATAACCTTGGGTGGCTCACTAACCACCTCAGGTTCGTTCGCAAGCACTTTTACTATGACAGGAATCACAGGGGTTACTTTCCCCACATCCGGCACATTGGCCACTACCTCTCAAATCCCCACGGGTGCAGCACTTACAAAGGGCGATGATACTAATGTCACGCTAACACTAGCTGGATCACCGACCACGGCCTTAGTAAACGCCGCATCTATTACAGCGGGATGGACTGGCCAGTTGGGATTAACGCGCGGTGGCACGGCTGCCAGCTTAACCGCGAATAATGGCGGTATCGTATACAGTACGGCAAGTGCTTTGGCGATATTGTCAGGCACGGCGACTGCAGGGCAGATGCTCCAATCAGGGGCAACGGCCGCACCCACTTGGTCAACGTCAACATATCCGGCTACGAATGCGGTTAATACATTGCTTTATGCATCATCTGCAAATGTCATGGGGGCATTGGCTACAGCAAATAGTTCCGTGCTTGTGACCTCGGGTGGTGGCGTTCCAAGTCTTAGTACAACATTACCTTCGGGACTTGCGGCTACAAATTTAACTCTTACTACTCCAGCTCTTGGAACTCCATCAGCCGGAGTCCTGACTAATACCACAGGCGGTGGTGGTCTGAGAAGTTTTCAAATATTTAAAACTGGTACGGGAGCCACATACACAAAACCTGCAAATGTCACTAGTATATTGGTGCAAATGGTTGCAGGTGGTGGAGCTGGCGGAGGTGCTGCATCTGGTGTTTCTGGCGCCGCAGCCGGAGGTGGTGGTGGTGGTGGTGGATTTGTACAGAAATTCATAGCTAGTGCTGCTTCTACATACACATATACAGTGGGAGCAGGAGGGACAGCTGGAACTGCTGGGAATAATCCGGGGAATGCTGGCGGAAATACCACTTTCAGTGGATTGACTGATGCTGCGGTGGGAGGATCGGGCGGAAATGGTATGGCAAGCACTTCCACGGCTATAGCAAACGTTGCGCTTGGTGGTTTGGGTGGCGATGTCAACCCAACAGATACACTAGCCATATCCGGAGGTGCTGGACAGACAGGAATTGTTACCCTTGGCGTGGGCGCATCAGGTAGTGGTGGATATAGCCAATTCGGCAGCGCATCATTGCCTCGCGCTGTATCTGCGGCGGGTGTTATTGGCGTAGGGTTTGGTTCTGGGGGTTCAGGAGGCTTTACATTGACCGCAACCGATAGAGCGGGCGGTGTTGGAGCTGGTGGATTAATCGTAATCTGGGAGTTCAGTTAGTGCAATCATTTATTAAGTATCATAATTGGAATACAGATTTATATCGAAGCGGAGCTAGACTATGGGGCTTGGTCACGCCATTTCAGGTAACACAAGACTCTTTTGTGCAAATATCAGGTTATGTGAACATCAAGCATAAAGGCAATCCTAATGTGGTCGTTGGTATCAGCTCTCGGGTTGGAATTCGTATAGCAGAATCTCTGTCAGACTTTGATAATACGACACTTTTCCCGGCGGGAACACAGCCGGGAAGTTGGAATACATCAGGATTCACATGGATTAACGGTGCTAAAGATGGGAAAAATATCTTAAGCGTCACCCAACATTATGAATCTCTTAGTCTCTCAGTGGCATTATATCTGAGCGCTGGAGTTTACCGCATAGAGCCTTATCTATTTGAAATGTCGGATGCCGCGCCTAATGTTGACGGGATTACATGTGTTAATGTCGATACAAATCAAGCGGAAAATGATACATTTGGATATTTGTCTGTCATAATTACAACAATTGATGGGGATTAAAATGGTTACAAATGACACTAAAAAAAATATTGAGGTTCGCGAAGGTCGTGAAAACTATGCGGGTCATGATGAACTTATCGAGCGCGCGAAGGTCACGGGTAAATATGGTGTGCGTACTGATGCGGCTGCGGAAGGCGTTGGGTATTTAGGCATGGATGATATTGACCGGATGAGACGGCGTAAATTGAGGTAATATAATATGAGTCTTATTTCAAGTTTGGTTGTAAGCAATCTTATAAAAGCCGTAGAGGAAGAATTTCTTAAGCATGAACCTGAAATGCAGGATAAGATTATTGAGGAAATGCAAAATCTTATCAGTGAGGCAATGTCATGGGTTCGAGATAAATTGGAGGGTAAAAATGCCGTTAGTTAAAGGATCTAAAGCTAAAACTCGCAAAGGGTTTTCTGATAATGTGAAACGTGAAATGGATGCGGGAAAACCGCAAAAGCAAGCTGTCGCAATTGCGTATTCTGAAGCAGGCGAGAAGAAAAAAAAGAAAAAGTAAAAGATTTACACGGAATGTAAACTAACGGCATTAATTATAAGGAGATTTTAACATGCCTATTACAAGTATTTTGCGTAATTTTGATGGCGATCCTAATATCGTCTCAATTGTTACCAGTGACGATTTAGCCACCATTACTACGGCGGGCTATGTTACAACTCAATTAGATGAAATCGAAGCCCTTCAAAATGGTGAATTCCAGTGGGCAGATACTGATATAGCCCTCATCTCCTACTCACCATCTCTAGTTAACTGGTTTCTATATGATGCATCCACTGATGCTTTTGTAGCCAATCCGGCCGCTGGCGGACTCACAAATACCCTTGCCAACGGTGATATTTTTGTGGGGAACGCAGGCAACGTAGCAACTGGCGTTGCACCATCAGGCGATATAACCCTATCCAATACGGGCGTTTTTGGCATTGCAGCAGGCGTGATAGTTAACGCGGATATAAATGCATCCGCCGCCATTGCCTATAGCAAATTAGCCGCCCTTCCTTCCGCTGATATTTTAGTTGGTAGTGCTGGAAACGTACCGACAGCCGTTGCAATGTCAGGCGATGTTGCCATCACTAATACAGGCGTAACCACTATCCAAGCCGGGGCAATTACTAATGCAAAAGTTAATGCTACGGCAGCAATAGATTTTAGTAAGCTCGCGACCCTTGCATCTACTAATATTCTGGTTGGTAGTGCCGGAGGTGTCGCAACATCTACCGCAGTGACGGGGGACGTGACCATAGGCAATACGGGCGTCACCGCAATTGGTGCTAATAAAGTTTTAAGTTCGATGTTATCGCCCTTGGTGGAAAAATATGTAGCCGTCCCTATGACTGCCGCTAATTTTAAAGCCCTGTATGACACGCCATTGCTGATGGTGGCAGCCGGAGGCGCGAATACATTGATCGTATTAAAGCGCGCTGTTATTGCGATGACTTTTGTATCTGCCAATTATGCCGCGGGTGGTGTTGTTGGATTCCAGTATGACTCTACCGTGCATGGAGCTGGCGTCGCTGCATCAAATACCGAGGCTGCCGCAGACTTCTTTGCGGCTGCTAGCACTGCATTCCAATTTGTTGGTGTATCCGGTAACACTGTGGCAATTTCACCTTTTACGACATCTGTAAATAAAGGACTTTACCTGTCAAATCTTACACAAGATTTTACCACGGGTGATAGTACTTTCGTGGTTCACCTTTGGTACTCAATTATCCCAACCGTATAATTACTTTGCGCCCTTTATTGGGCGCTTTTTTTATGGAGGGAAAATGGATATAAAAGATTGGATTAAAAAACACGAAGGATTTCGATCTCATCCATATTTTGATTCGGTTGGAAAACTTACGATTGGGTGGGGTAGAAATATTGAGGGCAATGGTATATCGAAAGAAGAAGCAGATATTCTTTTCGAAAATGACTTTGATGCCGCGGTTAATGACTTGATGCGTTTTGATTGGTGGGTAATGCAACCCAAAAGTGTGCAAGATGCACTGGTAAACATGCGTTTTAATCTAGGGCTTCATCGTTTGTTAGGTTTTACAAAAATGATTCAAGCGTTGCAAGAAAAAAATTATAGTAAAGCCGCACAAGAGTCTCTTGATAGCCGCTGGGCGAAACAAGTTGGTGATCGCGCCAAGGATGTGGCGCTTATGATAAGGGAAGCGGATGCCTCTACAACCAGAGCAGATACTACAGATTAATTTTGTTAATTGGTTTAATCATGAATTCCCTGAATTAGAAGAATGTCTTTTTCATTTTGCCAATGAGCGAAAATGCTCTATACAGCAAGGCGTGATATTAAAACGCATGGGGGTAAAGCGCGGCGTTAATGATTTATTTCTTTGTATCTCTCAAGAAAATAAAGCAGGTCTTTGGTTAGAACTTAAAGTCGATAAAAAAAAGTTAACAAAAGAACAAATTGATTTTGGAAAACTTATGTCCAAAAATAATTACCGCGTTGCTGCCGCATGGACTTTGGAAGAAGCAAAAGAAGTATTTATGCACTACCTGAAGAATTATATTGCAAATAGGGAGCTGGTTGCACTAAAAAACTGTAGTTAATTTAGTCAAATAGTTAGCGCAAGATTTGTACTAGGGGTCGGTTTGTTAAGTCATTGATTTGATTGAATAATGCCTACTAAGTCTGATTATCGCACGAATCAGACTTAGTAAATGAAGATCACAATTTCCCCATAATTTTATACAGGTCTTCCAGTTCATCATCCCATGGGATTACACTTTGTGTGTCATCATTCATCCCAAAACATTTGCAGCAATTTTTGCATGCGATTTTTCTTGACCATGGCGTTAGTTTTAAAACTAGATAATATTTGTGATAACCAAAATAACATTTTATTTGTTTTATTTGTTCTTTCATGGTCATCTGTAAAGCTCTCCTAATCAATCCATTCCGGCTTTCTATTTAAAAAGCCAATAGGGAATGTTTGATTTTCGTCATTGTACTTGATTGTCATGATCGCCATATATGTATCCCAACCTATCCGATCATCATAGACATATTTCTTGATTTCAAGCCCAATTATCGGGACTTCCCAATCCCAAATGGATTCTATATGCGTCATCAAATGCTCAAGTGATTTAATTTCCATTATGGTTTGCATGGATTTGTCTAAGCTTCCCCGATGTTCGCGAAATAATAAAGGCAATGCGTCAATCATCTATACAATTCTCCGCATTTTTTGCATTTCAAATAACAAGGGCTTTCACTAGAGGCATAAGTAAGGAAATCCGTGCATTTAACGCCGCTTTTATAGTAAGTATGGCCATCTGATTCATGCTCGCACTTTCTCTCAATCCCACAATCGTGGCATTTGCCACGAACCCATAGGTGTTTGCATTCTGGGTAATTACCAATCATGGATTGTATTTTATCTTTCAGTCTCGGGTAATCTTTATATTCCTTTGCATCTCCCCAATTTCTTATTGTGATATTTAATTCTGTAAATAATATGATTAGCTCTTCTTTAGTAAAATCATTCATAATATAACCATATGGCAGTTATTGCACACATCAACGGGAATATCGTCATAATATTGCTTACTATCATGTTCGCAATAATTCTCAATCATGGATTGTATTTTATCGCTAAGAAGCTCATTTGATGCGATAACCTGTGGGTTTGGCTTTTTTGTGTACTTTATGTTGTCACGCCAATTTAACAATAACTTAAGGTCTTCTTTCGTAAAATCATTCATAGTCTCACCATTTCATGCCCAGCAAATAATTCCGGATCTTCTTTAGCCAATCTTTTAATACAGTCATAGCACGCAAGCAATATCTCTTTGTTGGCTACAGCAGAAAATGCAAGCACGCCTTTCTTTTTCGCAGATAGCCAGCATTTGCCCTTGCATTTAGGGCAATCCCATAGTTCGCTGCTTGGCTGGTCTTCTGGAGCGACCTAGTATTTCGGGTAGGGTGGCATCATTACTATTACTAAGTCATTCATTGCAGCCTCTCTTCTCGCATATGCATCCATTCTTTGTCTTTTGAAAGTTTAACAAGTTTTTTAAGTTCGCCCTTTACAATTATTCTATCCATTTCTGGATAACCTTCTTTAATTGCAAGTTGCCCCTCATTTAAATTATCTATAACGTTACTTTCCTGAATATTTTCCTTAGTGTAAAGAGTAGTCCAGCTTTTCTCATCTTCCCCATCGAAAATTTTGTCACCCTTTGCATAGCGAAAACGCGACCATATTTTGTATCGATTTGGGTTTTCAGGGTCTTTAATGGCGCATGCCAGCCAGTTGTTGTATGTTTTTGGGCAAGAGGAATACCATATTCCAACTATATAGCTTTTATCATTTAACTCTATCATTCTACATCCTAAATTAGACCCCCACGATTTGAGCATAACTAGGCCATAGGCTTGGGGGGTTCGCGTTCACATAATATAATGGTATATTCCAGCACGCAAATTATTATATGCAGAAATGAAAGAAATTCGCAGGATGCAGCGCGGTGTTCTCAAGGAAATTAAGAGCGTACGCAAGTTTTTTGATCACATGGAACGCAATGTTAAACAAGGTAATCCTGAGCATATACAGCGGGCTTACATGTTTTTATCGCATATGGTGCTATTGATGAACGAAGGTCAGCTGACACCGGATAGCATTGCGCTTGATGTTGAGTTGGCTAAAGAATTCCAAGACATGGAATAATAAATGGAATTGATTAATAGCAGGATGCCTTTTGAAAACGGAAGAAAGATGAAATTAAAATTATTAACAGTGAGCATCCTATTATTATCTAGTGGTATTAATGCCCGCCCTGTAAGTTCAGGTGATGTTTTAGGGCGTGATATGGTCATACCATTACCGGGGGTTGGAAGGATAGGGCATCTGGCATTGGCCACGGGTGATAACATATTCCATCCCACAGATGTAACTATAGAGATGGAACCCAATTTTAACGAATCTATAATGTGGGGAACAGTCAAAGGATTTAAATCTAAATCCAGATACTGGGGAAGCAGGAGTGGCTTAATAACAAACGCAAGTTTTATGTATCTAGCTTTACATAATGCAAAATTACAAAGCTTTTGGTGTCCGGAGTATACAGCGACCACATACTGGAATATCGGCGAAGGCTGGTTTGATGCGGTTCAAAAGCCCCATCCGACTAAATGCGGGAAATTTCGCTGTGACACTTTTGTGGGTTATGTGATGGGTGTGGGCGGTGCGCCTCAGGTTATGAACAATAAAATTCAACTGCCCTACAATGCATTTATGACATTCCCAGTTGACAACGGTAGTTTAATTGCCGATAAGCCTATCAATGACACTCCTATAGACGATATAGACAAGGAAGCCAAATTCTTAGCGGCTAATGTTGCAGATTTAAATAAGATGTCGCTAGAAGAGTTCTCACTGTTCGCTGGCTTCAATCCTGCCAATACGCCTCCAAAGGTCATCGAAAAACAATGGGAGCTAATTGCAGATAATGAGCTTAAAGATGGCTTGAAGTGGATATTAATTGATTTGCGCTCCATGTCCAAAGTTGAAGATACGCCTACTAAGCTCATATCATCCTACTCAACAACTAATAGCAAATTTGTTAAAACAAGGATTGCAGCGGGCATTATGAGTTTTTACCAAAACAATTGGGATGAGATTCAGTCAAACCAAAACCATGAGAACATTAAAGCTTTCTTTGCTAAAGTGCTTGCCAAAGAAAAACCGGAGAAGGAAATTAGCGCATATATTGTTCGCGGCTTTGTTGACCTGCATAATGAAGCTGAAATTGACAATAACTTGTCTTTAATTGACAAACATTTGGCTAAAATTGACAATAAGCCCCTGATTGGCCTTCAATTCGAACTGATTAGAAAGTCTCCTGCGTTGCAAAATAGATTCCTTCCCAAGACTGTTTCAGTATTGAGAAAAGCCAATGATGCTGAACTCGACAGCAAGTTTTTTTTCTATTTAAATAACGGGATAGAGATTGTTAAAGATGAAGGAACCCGAAAGATTGTTAGGAATTTTATTCTTGATAAGAATGTGGCGTATGCCGCAAAGGCTTTCGCGGGAGATAAAAGTCTGGCAGAATTTCATGCTAAAGGTGCAAGGAAAGATATGGACGAACTATTTGTTAAGCTTAAATAATCTATTCGAACCGGTTACAAATTGTAACCGGTTCATTTATTACGGTTTGATAACCTCCAATATTTCAGTTTTTGTATATTTGACAATGTATAATTCACATCCCTTTTCTTTAGCAATATGTTGAATATAGGGTTTTGCTTTATCAAGAATTCTATTGTCAATAACCACAAGAGGCATCGAGCCCGCTCCTGTCATTATAGAAACAATCCCTTCTCCTCCATCATCCTTTGATAGGACTGCGTAAATTTCATCCGCGGGATGTGTATTTTTTGGTGTATGATATTCCATTTATTCCTCTGCCTTCTCAAGTTTATCTATCATCGCCTCTATCTTTTTCATAATCTCAAAATGTTTTGGATTACCGAATAGCAAGAGGAATATTGTTGTTAGGTCTTTGCGGGTTAGTTCAGTCATTCGTATATTTCCTCTGAACAACTTCGACAAACCAGGTATTCTTTACCAACATCTTTTAAATTTTCATGTTCGCAATAATTATCAATCATGGATTGAATTTTATCTGATAACTCGTGCACGCATGGGGGCTGTGTGCTATCCAGTTTTAACTCAGTGATAAGCATTATCATTAGCAGCAAATCACCTTTCGTAAATTCATTCATTGAAATCCCTTTGGCACTAATGTCGCGAACAATTCCCGATTATCAAACCTAACAAGACGTACTATTGATTTGTACTCGTTTCCCATATCAATCGCCGTCTGTAGCGCGCCATTGGCTTCTAAAAGGCTTGGAAACATTAGGGGCTTGTAGAAAGCATGGCTATCATCAATATATGACGCTAGAATTCCTTCGCCGTCTTTATCCGCCATGACGTATGCGAATATTTCTTTGATGTCTTTTGTCATTTAACACTTCCCCGCGCAGAGTTTATCAACACGAATTTCTAGTTTTGTTAATCTTTCTTCTATAGCGTCATTCTCGGCGAATAAGCTATTAAGCTCACAAAAGGCGATTGACATAATTAATGTTAAGCAAAATATTGGTATTGATTTATCATTATTCCACATTAGGCGCGCTCACTTTCCAGATTAGACGGTTTATTTTGTTCTGGCTCACCGCATAAATAAGCACATGAAACTGGATTTAACTGTCCACCTAATGGCATAAGGTTGCCAAGGTATATTTTTTCTTGTTCGCTCATTTTCCTACCACATTCATTCTTGCAATTTGGTGACGCGCAGAAGGTTTTATCAAGGAAGCTCAAATTATCTCCTTAAGTTCTTCGGATTGTTGATCAATAATTTCCTCTACAATCATTCCAAGTTGGTAAGCCCGCATATTTGCCATGGCGTCCTTGTCCTTAAGCTCTTCTATCAAGCAACGTGCCATCATAATCAACTGCATAACCTGTTTTTCGCTAATTACCATTGTTTTTGTCCATGATTTCGCATTTATCTCTAAAATATTCGCGCAAATGCTCTATAGTACAAAAATGTGTGTTAATAATCCCGAATGAAGTCTCAACTTCCACTCGCCATATTTCCTTGCTTTTAAAAAGACCTAGCTTGAGTTCTTTATCGCATAAATCACAGGTTGTTATTGTTTTTTTGGTCATTTAAACGCAACCCCCAAAGCTATCCAAAAACAACACCACTCTATGGCATGGCAGACGATTTTAATCTCTTCTGTTGTCATGGCATTCTTTGTCCTTGTTCTCAACAATAGAAAGTTTTGTTTTCTTGACAAGCTTAATTCCCATGTTATCCATAAATTTAATATGTTCTTGCTGTATATCATCCAATAATTTATTCACTAATTTGTCAGCTTTCCGTGCTTTGTATAGGATTCTTACGCATGATGCTATGCAAAACCCCATGGCTACTATCGTGACAATAGAAGCTATATCTTGTAAATTAATCGTCATCTTTTACCTCAAATATTTTTTTACGAATTTTATAATTATTATCTTTGTATTCAATCCCGAGTCTTATAGGGATTCTTGCCTCTTTAAGCATTTCAATCATTTTATTGCGATCGGTAATATATGGATACCAAAAACTCGCGCGAATGCAATGCTTCCTTATAAATTGCCCATAAAATACATGCTGGGCTTTCGTGCTCGATGGCGTAAATGTTTCAAATATGGAACCCTCGCGCCCCTGCTTATCGCGACATTTATATGCGCATGAAATTCTAAAGCCATGCGCTGTTCCTGATATTCCAAGGCGCGCCTCAATTACATCAACCTCTGCCGTGTTTGTAAGCCTATCCATAGATAGTTTCGCGTTTGGATCGATAAGTTCTGCTTGGCATTCCCGACAAATTCTTGCCGCAATATCATTTTTAGCCTCGCAATTATCGCACGCTTTAAATTCAAAATAATAATTGCATCGAGCTTCTTCACCCACCCCAACACAGCGCCTTGCATGTTCGGTATTCATTTCGTCACATTCTGGGCACAGGATAACAAATGGCTTGTCTTTGTCTATGGTTTCCTTAAGCGCTTCAAGCAATATAGGATTATCCCAATCACGATGGCGCTCTATATTTCCTGCAAAATCTAATATGAGCGCGTCTTTTTTTCCTGTGGCATTCGATAGACGCAACGCCCGTCCCATGGTTTGTACCAACAAAACGAGGCTATCTGTAGGTCTGAGATATGCAATTGTATCAAATGCCGGAACATCCACGCCGACACTAATGATAGCGATATTAACCAAATACTTAATATTGCCCAAACGTGCCGCTTCCAAAATCTGCGTCCTTTCATTTTGCGGTGTATCTCCCAAAATTATTGCTGATTTATTTGCGGGCAAATGTCCTAAAATTTCATAAGCATGTTTTTTAGTTGTCGCAAAAATAAAGCATCCAAAACGACATTGCGACTCCATAATATGTATTATTTGTTTGCAAATAAGCGCGGTCAGGCGCGTGCTGCTGTCAACTACCTCGGCTAATTGCTTTTGATCAAACTGTCCATTTTGTTTAAGTTTAACTCTTGAAAAATCTAATACAAGATTTTCGTCTATCTCAAATTTTGGTTTGACTAAATAACCATCGGCAATTAAGTCCTCTGTAGTGATATTCCCAACTTGCGATCGGAATAAGCACCCATCTCCAACGATTCCTGCACCCTTGAATCTAAAATTAGTCCCCGTGGCTCCGAGCACTCGTAATTCTGGATATTCCTGACGGTAATGACGTAAAATACGCATGATACAAGAGCTGTGATTAAGATAATTAATATTGTGAGCTTCATCCACGATGATAATATTGAATCTAATTTTTCCAATTGGCTCATCTTTATTTATTCCGTTTAATATTGATTGTGGCGTGCCAAAAATCACACTTTCCCTGGTATTCTTTTCGTCTAAAGCCGCGCAATATATTGAGGCGCACCCTCCTTCTCCGCGAAATGCTTCACAATTTCCGCGCACCAATTCTGCATTATTAACGATACATAATGCATTTTTACCTGCGTCCTGTATCTTTAGTAGAACATTGGCCAACATCAAACTTTTACCAGCGCCCACACTTGCCATCAAAAGCACAGGGTTATTATCGCGCTTTAATGCCGCCCAACATTCTGCAATCGCTTGTTGCTGATATGGGCGGAGGGTCTTCATTTATTTAGGGCTTTTTTATTTAATGATGACACGGGATATTTCTCAATAATAATTTTTTTTATTTGTGCTGGATGAAGGTGGTCTTCAATAATAAGGTTTTTCGCAAAACTATAAACTTCTTCTGCAAGTTCTTTAGTTCTATAGGTTCCTAAGTTCAATTGTTTTCCATCGCACGGTATGCGCACACTATGTCCCTCTGTTCCATCCTTATTTTTGACCATGGGTATTTTTTTATTGCCTTTGTCCATTTTCGAGCGATGCTGAATTATGCTATGACTAACTTCTTCAAGGTTTTCAATGCGTGTATTCATTGGATTTTTATCAATTTGATAAATTCGAGAAGGGCAATGTTTTTTATGATAAATAAATATCAATTTAATGAGTTTCATGCGGTATCGTTTTTTATTGACAGTAACACTGCTCATTAGGTACGGCTCGCTATTTGTATGATAGAAAAAACTTCCAAGCCGATCACCTTTGCGCTTACAGGTTCTCGCTAAATCAAATCTACGAATTAAATGTCCTTCAGCCACATATTCGTAATTCTCATGTAAATAATCATAAATCAAATTAATTTCTTCGTGTGTCATCTTGCCACCAAATGCAATGCAATACTTAAGCCCATGCAAAAAAATCCTGATTCCCAAGGGGAAAGCCTACCGCGCGCAGATATAGGAATGCTCATAAATACGGAGGCTATGGTTGGTAACCATATGGCGTTAGGATCAATCATCGTCTTTACATCCATCTAATACATATTGAATAGCCACTTTATGCATTTCCTGTGCCTCTTCCCATGTAGAACAGCGGGTCTGATATCCATCGCCCGGTTCATCTCCAAATATCATTGTTTCAAATAATATGGGTCTAGGGCTATCGCGAAAATTATGATCTATACCTAAAAAAACAGTGGAAATTAAATATTGATCAATCTCAGTTTTAGCCACTCTTGATTTATTAATTCCCTCCTGATTATATTTGTCACCCCACTCCTCCATACTGCATGGGCTTGTGGAGTTGTCTGGGTTTAATTTATAATACAAACTCATAATTGCCTCAAACACTGTAAAGCCGCATCAATCTCATTAAATGAACTATACAAGACCGGGCTATGTGATGAATAGACCATATAGACAACTTGAAAATCCACACCATGCGAGCATTCGTCATGCTGGTTTTCGCGAGCATTTTTCTCTGATGCGCAAGTATGTATCCGTCCATAGCCAATAATTCTAGTTGAAAAATCAATATGCGAATCTCTAGCGAAAGCCTTATCCTTGACAATCTGGGTAATTTCATCTATTTGCTCTTGGTTAATCATGTATGGCACACCTTGTTAAATTTACACATTTTACATTGCCACCATAGCGGAGAACCATGAACCCGAGGTGGCGCAACGGTTGCATCATAAATCATTTTGGCTTTTTGGCGTAGTGTCTCGTAAAACTCGGCATCAAACTTAATCAATTCGTCGTATAACTCACTATTATCTTTGTTTAGTACAAGTATATATGCATTATTGCAGCCACCCATGCCCATATAGCTTTGTACTTGCGCATAATATTCTTTATTCCATTTTTGAACGCCTTCTTTTACAAGCTTATTGAAACTTGAATCTTTGGCGGTCTTTATTTCTAATATCGCCGCAAAATTCGGCATAAAAGCATCTAAATGTCCTTGAAAAAATTCATTATCTGGATCGCAACACCATAATTCTTTGTTATAAGGAGTCGGGAATTCTATCTTTACTCCTGCATCAACAAGCCAATGTAATATCAATCGCTCTAATGACTTTCCAACGTCCAGTATGCGTTTTGTTCTAGGTGTAAATTCTTCACCCTTTTCACCTTTAAATTGATACCAAATCTTGCGAAGGCAATCACCTCCTATACTTGACGCGCCTATATAATTCCTAGGCGCATCAACGGTTTTTGCCATGCTCTTATCTATTATTTTTGTTAGTTTTTGTCGCATTTTGTATCCTAAAATGGAATATCATCCTCTATTTCATCATTTTGAATTCCTTTTTGTCTATCAAAGGCTGTTTCAAGGTGATCTGATTTATGGGTTACAATCACGCTCACGCCTACTTCAGGCTTAAATCCTTTAGCCTCATGAACTTCTGAAACCCAGTTATACTGCCGTCCATTTTCATTGGGTTCTGTTTCTCGAATCTTGATACCTGCGGTTTTTCCTACGAATAAAGTCAACTCTTGATCAGAGGGCGGATTGCCATGTGCGGGTTTAATGTTAAACAATTGATATAAAAGTTTAAACATATTCAAAGCTCTATGCCGTGCTTTTTCTGGATCAGTCGCTCGTGGGTCGCCATAAACTTTAAGCTTCTGGTTAACTTTTTGTCCTTTAAAAGCTCCCTCACTTATTATCCAATCCAAAGATAAATATTTGTTTCCTTGGTATTCAGCATTGATAAATGCCTCAATACGAGCAAGCGCCATCGTGCCATCTGGTATTTGTGTAAACATCCGTGCAAATGCATCCTCGGCTTTCCCTGTCACTTCCCCCAAATCACTTTCCCAAAATCCACTCATGCCGCAACCTCCTCATCATTAAAATAATTTTCAATAGCTATTTTTACCGTTAACAAATCGTTTGGGATTAAAAACTCGGAAAACATGCCCATGGGTGACTTCGCGAGAAATTCCCCATCATATTGGGTTTGAAATAAATATGCTCCATCTACTACACGCGAATGTAATACGGTCGTAAATAATCCTTCAATAGTGATTTTTTCATCTAGCATTTTGCCAATTGTTTTGCATTTAGAACGCCCTGTTGAATCAACATCGCTATGCGCGAGAATAAAATTAGTTAAGCTGGGACGCGTTGAAAGACAGGCGTTTATAGTGCTCCATCCATGGTTTGCAAGCTCTGAAAACTTATCAAAACCCTTTTCGCTAACCCGGCGCATAAACTCGTAAGCCAGGATATATTGCCAGTCATCAATAATAAGCGTCGTTATATCTGGGCGCTCCCGGCTCACCATCTCAATGCATTTTACAACCGTTGCCCAGTCATTTGTCGCATAATAATTGCCTTCTTTATTTTCTTTTGTGACTGGGGCATAATTCTTCTTGAAGCCTCTAAATGGCAAAGGCTTATCTAAAACATTAATTATAAATGTTGATGCGGGATCAAGATTGCGAAGGGCGGTACTCTTGCCACTCCCTGATTGGCCTATAACCAAAACTGTATTGCTCATTAAATGCGCTCCCGAATTAAAATTCCTTTTTTACCTGGCTTCAAGTCAATTAATTTAGCTAAATCCCGCTGCACTTTCTTAGGCGCGGCAATCATATACTCATCGCATAATTTCTTGTCGATAGAATAGGCCTTGGATTCTTTGATGGGGTTATATTGCGGCGGCAATTCTATTGCGCCTGATTCGTAAATCCTTTTATTTAAAGCGTATACAAACGGTGTCTTTACCTCGATGCGCCATGTGCTGTATTCGTAGGTCTTTTGTCCGGCGTGTTCATGTCCAAGCGCGCCTATTATTTGCTCGGTTAATTTTTCTTTCTTAAGAATCAAACGTGCCATGTCTTTGTTCACACGCTCCAATTCTTTTACATGCGTATCTAAAAATTGCGCTCTTTCTAGTGTATCATCCACAAAATCGTTCATCTCATACCCTTTTACTTTAAAAGTCTACGTCGGTATTGACGTGCAGCCATAATAGCGCAATATTTGCTATAGCGCAATACTTATTGTAAACTATTTTAAAAAATAACGGAGAAAAACACGTGAAACCACAAGATGTACTTGATTATTACGGCAACGGTTACAGATTTAAGAAGGCGACAGGAATGTCTGATAGGTCGTTGGTTAATTGGATTCGTTGGGGATTTATCCCTGAGGGTTCGCAACATAAAATAGAGCGTTTGAGTAATGGGGCGTTAAAAACTGAATGGACTAAAAAAGGCTAGTATTATAAGATGGCCTAGTGCTGCATTTCAGCGATGCGACACTAGGCTGGCGAAAGCCGTTGACAGTACACGCCAAGAATTTGTGAGAATGGCATGTAGCTGTGTATAGTTTACAAAGGAGAAACATAAATTGCAAAGGGGATCTATGGACGTCACGAAATTATCAGAGGAATTACTTACATTATTAGCTAATTCTATCCATGACCGGGGAATCGAGTTTTTCTTTTCAGCTAAAGAAGGAGAACTTGTGGGTCAATGGATTAGGGATTTTATGCTGAATGTTAAAAAGCCCGTAAGTGGAGATCACAACACGGGCTTTTTAAGTAACAATCTAACTAAGGAGTAAATCTATGAACAGGAATAACAAAACAAATAACAACATAATGAGTATAGTATGAGTAATAGAATTATTGCAATGACTTTAGATATGAGAGGATTTAAATGACATAAATTAATTTAGGGCATCCCGCCCCCAGCCCGACTTACGCAAATAAGCGGGTACATCCTGCAAACAGTTCTTAGCGGAACATAACGAGGCACGTATACCATGA